ATGGAAGTATTTGGGGTTCACCTTTTCTTGCAAGGACTTACCCAAATCTACGCAGATTTGCAGTCTAAGGCTTATGCCTGGGCTGTGGGACATGCGACGCAGCAGATGGACTGGTTCTGTGCGGCTCCGGCAGTGTGGATGCCGGACGCTTGGATTCCGCGGAACTGTTGGGCTAGGGCCTGGAGTGTTTGTTCGACGCTCCGAGTTGATACAACCTACCCATTCATCCATCCAGCGACGTTGTTGTCGGCGAACAAGTGCTCTGCTGTAATGAGTTGGCTTTATTGGTTGGCTTATTGGGCACTGATTTGCGTGGTCACCATGACCGTCATTGGCTTTGTGTCTGTGAAGGTCTACGAGTGGTGGATCATTCCTAGTTGGCTCCGGAAGTGGCGCTATTTGTTTTCTTGGCTCTTTTTTGCTGGGAAACCTCATAGTGTGCGCGACCAGTTCTCAGCTATACATTTCCCACCTCCTCAGGAGAGACCAGATCATTCACACGGATACACTGCTGATGCGCGTGCTAGGGTGTCTAAAATCATAGATACTATGGCTGCAATGTCGGGACTGACACCGTACTACGTTCAATACTCTAGAAGGGACCAGGCTTTGGAACGCTCTGGTAGCCGTTCTTACTATGAGTTGAAGGACACCTCCGTCGAGCCTTCGGAGTGGTCACCGCCGCCGAACCCATTGTTCGTGCTCATTGACGTTGACTACTATTTGGACATGGAATACGAGTTAGCATATACCTTTGCAGGCTACCCTGTGATTTTGTACACTATGGTTCCAAAAATCGCCGCCGGGTGTGATGGCGACGTAAAATGGACATGGACAGTTGACGGAAAGATGCTGACCATTGTCAAAGGATCTGGACGTTTTCACCACGAGTTGTGGGATTACGGCAAGGACAACATTGCGGCTAGCTATGGCTTTCGCTATGCCGGTTACCTTGTTGACAGGAGGTGTTATGCACACTGTCACCAGCTCATCCTGTTCACACCACTCCTAGCCCTGAAGGGTCTCAAGGCATTATTCGCGAAGTGTGTGCTCAATGCGCACCGTCTCACTAAGCTCAACCCAGTACAGTTGACGGACGATGAGACACAAACCGGTTTCATAAGACTCCGGGTCTTCACTGACTCGGTCCTTGTGTCCACTGGACGTGTCGGGGAGTTCAGCGCTGTTACAGTTACCGAGGGTACAGATAGTGCGATTAGGAGCTCAGCTCTTAATAGCGGACATAAGTTGACTTTGGGTACTACCTCAGACTTTGTCAAATCAGACGCAATGATGGTCGGACAACCTTCCCACATTGTGCGCACGGCGGCTTCAATCATTCAGGATTACTACCTGAAGGTTCCGGCTACCCGTGTTGACGCAAAAGTGTTCCCAGTTGAGTTCGCGAGCAGAAAGTTTGATGCTACGTATGTGGACTCACCTCCTACGCTAGGAGACCCAGGTGCGATGGACGCTTACAGCACGCCTATCGTGAACATGGGACATAATCCAGTCATCTCTAAGAATAACGAGAGGCGAGCTATTGAAGGCCGCATTCTCGCTAGTCGTGGGGAGGACACTCCGTTTCCAGCGGAGGACCAGTGGATACTGGATGGCTTCCTGAGGCGCATGATCCCAGATGACGTTGCGCAAACATTCAGTCCTGTCGAGGTCACGGAAGTGGCTGAACGTCAGTCGGCTCCTAGACAAGCGTCCAACCTGTTTAAGGGCATGACCTATGTTAAAGACTTGATCACCACTGTCAGGATGTTTCTGAAGAAGGAACCCTACCAAAAGAAGACCGACGGAAGAGTTATTCTTCAAGTAGACCCCGTTTTCAAGATGAAGGCAAGCAGGTACCAGTACGCTGTGTCTGAACACTTGAAGCGGCTCCCTTGGTACATGCCGGGGAGAACACCCAAAGAGGTTGCTCACTATGTTGCTCGTCTATGCTCTGACGCGGCTATTGTCTTCGACAATGACGCGCATAGGATGGATGGACACGTGAGGCAACAACTTCGCCATGTGACAAACGCTATGCTTTTTAGGATGTTCAAACCTGAATTCCATGATGAGATTCGTAAAATGAATGACGAGTCTGCTAATCTCCTCTGCTATACGGTCTTCGGACTCAAGTATAAGACGGGGGAGGAGCAGTTATCTGGTCATCCGGACACCATCAATGTTCAGACAGTTAGAACCATCTACATGATCTACTGCGCGTTGGTTAAGTGTAAACTTAGCTTAGATGATGCGTGGGCTGTGATCATGACCAGCGTGGCTGCACAAGGTGATGACTCATTTGTGGCGTTGCCTACTGGATACCAACAGATCTTTGACTCGTACGCTAACACTCTCGTAAAAGTGAACAGTAAGTACGGTCAGAGCTTGGAAGTCGTGACTACTAAGAGAGGGGAGCCTGGCGTGCAGTTTTTGGCACGCTACTACTCACCCGCCGTCTGGACAGGGGACGTCAACAGCATTTGTGACATCAAACGCACGTTGGCTAAACTCCATCTAGCAGTGAAGGGGCAATGGGGCAAGTTGGAAAAGTGTGCTGAGAAAGCACTGGCTTATTATCTCACTGATAGTAACACGCCGGTGGTTGGCGCATGGTGCAAGGCGGTTCGCAGGGTCATTCCCGAGAATCTCTGGCCGGAAAAGTTTTCGGAAGACGTTTCTTATTCAGTTAGGAACGCTCCCGAGAGTGAGCTCTGGCCAAACGAGGTCGGGGATTGGGCCTTGGACGTGTTGCACAAACAATTCGACAACTGCTTCGACTATGATACGTTTATTGAGTGGGCGCAAAACGCCACCCTAAATGATATTTTGTCACCACCATGCTGCTATGACCCTGAGGTACCAGAAGTCGAAGGCATCGTGGAAATAAACGCTCCTACTGGACACACAGCTCCACCTCGTGTCCCGGACCCAGAGGTCACTGATGTCGAAGATGACGGGTCTCGAACTCAAAACACAAAGCAGGAAGAGGCGAAAGCTATCCCGCCAAAGGAGAAAGAGGAAGAGATACAGGAATTAAAAACTGAAACTGGAACTTCTAACAACTTATCTGATATTCATATGGACATCAATAGTCTGTTCGATTGTGACAACGCTGCTAAAATGCTTGTCCGCCCGCCGGCTGTACCCAAACGGTTTTGGTCTGCTCTCAGTGGCCCGGAAAGGGTTGCGTTTGCTCGCCATTGGGCTAGCGCGGACGACACTATGCGTCAGCTCGTGGTTAATGGAATTAGCGCGAGACTCAACGTCCAATCAACCGCACCGGCAGCATCAAACTCCGCCCCGCCAGGACCAGGACCAGTGGGAGTGGGAGCCAGTGAGCCCGAGGTGCATGTGAAGAAGACGGGTAAGAATAAAAAGAAGAACAAGTCGGCGGGTTCCGCCGCACCTAAGAAGTGAGCTAGCCACTCGCTTAGCCCCACTGGAGGCTTATAATATCTAGGACCGTTGTGCCAACAACCAAACTGGCGGCCCATCTCGAGCCGGTCGAGAGATCCTTTATCTGGAAAGCAAAACCAGAGTCACTTCGCGGGATATGCGGCTTATCCCGTTTGAAAACAGATAATTAGAAGTCGCTAATATGTCTAAGCGTCCGAAAGGTATGCCTCGCGCTGAGTGGAAGATGATGTCTTCTAAGCAGAAAGCAAAGGCTGCGAGATTCTTGGACTTCAACACAACCGTCACCACCGTGCAGGAAAATTCAGGCACTCAACAATACGGAGCAGGCCAGAAGTTGCAGCGCGGTCTGGGCAAAGCCCGGACTCGCTCAATCTCTCTCAACCTCTCCAATAAGATGACTAACAATCGTCGGAACGTTGTTGAGCAGCCAGGATTGTCGCGTGGTAGACATCCTCTTATTGCCATGGATGAGTTCGTTGCGGACATTGATGGAGCCAACACATTTACGGTTCAAAAGATTGTTCCCATTCAACCGGCTTTGGCACCGGAAGAGGGGGGCTCTTTCCCGTTCTTGGCCAGCATTGCCAAACAGTACGAGAAATGGAGGTGCATTAGCCTGGAGTACTATTACGTACCCTTGGTCAGTGCATTTGCCGCTGGAGGTAATGAAGGTCAAGTCATATTGTCAGCTCAATATGATGCGTTGACCCCCGCACCGATCAACACCCAAACCGCCCTGACAACAGACCCGCACGCAGATGGCATGCCATACCAGGCCATCACTCTCACGTTGGACCCGAAGAGAGTGACGGAAGTGGCGAAGTACACGCGCGAGTCGATTGTTGCAAACACTGATTTGAAGACGTATGATGGAGGCAATGTATGCGTGAGCGTGCTTGGTGTTCCGTCTACGGCTTTGATTGGTCAGCTGAGAGTTAGATACGAGTTCGAGCTCATGAACCCTCGCTTGAATCTTCAAGTGGGTTTGTTTCCGAACAACAATATCTCGACCTTCAAGCAAGCTAATCTGGTTGACATTTCTGGCAACACAGCCTTGGTGGACGTTCCCGGTGTTCAATTCATTGTGAATTCCACTAATCCCGTGCTTGCCGGAGGTGCCCCCAACCCGCTGAACATTAAAACAGCACCAGGTGGCTACGCCGGTTCTACGCAGTTCATTCTGCCCCCCGGTCAATGGTTTCTCCAAATCTACGGCAATTTCTTCAACACTGGTACTCGTATCAATACAGCTGGCATCACTTTGATGTACTCTGATGATAACGGGGCCACGTGGGCCGAGACAGGAGAAGTCATTCAGATCGGAGGCGCGAATGCTGCGCTAAGTACTGGTCTAGAACTTATTTCAGTTGTGAGCACAAACCCTAGCAGACATTACAGTCCTAGGTTCGTTTGTGCTTGTGACGTCGCCGTCGGCACTACGCAATTCCGTAATGCCACTGTAACCGTGTCTTCAGCTTGAACAGGGACAAGCTGATATAAAAACCAAGGGGTTTTTGTTACGTTTTTCATAATAGTAGTTAGAATTAGATAAGCCTTGACTTACCACACAAGTTAGGCAGGG